CTACTTCTTCTACCGTCAGTCCTTTCATTACCACCCTTCCACCATCCTCACTCCACTCCTCGGCCAAGGCATGATATAAATCTTCCTCGACTCGCCTAGTGAACCTCCCCAACGCTATATTATATATAGGTGATCGCGGTTGAATAACCCGGGGCGCGGGATCGCCTTTCTTCGTAAAATTCAATTTCTCAAACTTCACAAATACTTTGATCCGCGCATCGCGCTTCACCCAGCCCAGCCTCTTGTATTGCTCAGCTGCCGATGCATACAATTTCCGCTTGTTACTGGGACACTGAGCGATAAACTCGCTACAGGTCAGATGTTGACACCTTCCTAACTTACGTACTCTGTCTGACAGCCTTGCTCCAACTTGAGACATTTTCCTCCACTCCCCGCTTACTGGCTGCGGGGTGGGCTCCAAACCTGACTTGCCTTGAACATTGAAGACACGCTCATTGAGGCCCCGGATCAGGTTGGCTAAATTATTATTATGCGCTCCAAAATCTATGCGAGCAGACATGCAAGGCGCAATTATAACATGTCTGGGTTTCGAGGGTCTGGCATCCACATGCGTCTTTATGGCTATTCCCCTGAATGACGAACCGTCGTGATACTCCTTGACTGCCGTCGTTCTAGCCTCCATTCGCACGAGGCACCCCTACGCTGTGATGGCACTGCCCACCACAGCCAACTTGTCCCAAAACTCATCGTCTTCCTCGCGTATGTAGTATGAAGTACAAACCGCCTTGAGGTACCAAGCCTTCTCCTGGTTCCTGATGCTCGCATGGCCGTCTGCCAGCTGCACGCCGTCCTCCGACGCACTTTTGACAACCCTGCGAACAATGAGGTGTAGAGCCCTGCGATCAGCATCGCTGCCCGTAAACACTCCGGGAGCCTCGAACTTAACCATGTCCACCAACGCTTTCACGATGGCAACACGGCGGTGGTACCTGTTAGCACACCGGTGTCGAGTGGTGTGCTTCTTGGTCCTACCAAAAAGTCCGTTATTGACTGACTGAAGTATTGACTCCCCATACCCAACCCGTGCCTCGACATCGACATCTTCACCGTCGATCTGATCGATGCTCCTATACTTAGCCACACTGTGTGCTGCAGCCGCTATGAGCTCGCGCTTCTTGCGAAACGCAGTAACCCCTAGGGCATCTGCAAGTGTGGTCGTCCGGAGGCCGTTGCACTTGTATTCAGGTAAGGCCGGCAGATTAGCACCAGGTAGGTCAACATCCATGGGATCTGGTCCCACAGGTTTCGCCACCAGCACCGGTCCGCGCGCTACGATAGCAGGATCATCCCGAATAACATGAAAATCGTGCACCGTGTCGTAGCCAATAAAATCAGCGGAAACCGAAGGCAACTCGCGCTCGCTCCTATCAACAGCCCTTTGGACCATCTCGTCTAGAAGCTCGCTCGCTATCGCCCTGATTTCCTCCCGTGGTGTGGGGTCCACGTCCATGGGGTCGGCAACCGCCACAGGAAGGGTCCAAGATGGCCCATCG